TGGAATCAAACCATCTATAATAATGAATTGTCTCCGGCCAGACTCCTCGTCAATAAGTCCCCTCTCATGTTGACAGAATCCATCTTTCTTCCAATCCTTCTTGCAGATTGAACAATAGACATGAATTGGTCTCGAAGAAGTACTAACTCCCATATATCTTCCGTCAAGAAACTTCTCAACAGCCAAAGAGTCGGTAATTCTTGTTACTAACTCCAATTCCCCTAATCCGGGCCAGTTAGCATCAGCTAGAATCCCAGTCTCTTCTAAAACCTGTACAGCATCGAAAATCTGATCAAGAGACTTAGCATCTCGAAACAACTTAACACAAGATTCAATGTCTTGATTTTGAATAGGTGAAGGAGAATTATAAGGAATATAAGAAGCCTTAATAACTCTACCAATTGGATCTGCTTCAATATCGTGATGAATCTGAACTGGTTTTTGTTGTGGAAAAGTCCATGCTGCTATGGAATCCTCAAAACTTCTTGGAAGATATAGAGTACTGTTTAGGGTTACTTTAGCAGCATGAGAAGCCTCCAAAGTAACCTGAAGAGCATACTTTTGAGCCTGAAGTCTAATAGATTCAACAGAAGATGAAGAACCTATTCTTCCTGCCTTTGGCTCAAAAGAAAAGAAATCTCTTAATTCTAAATCCATTGGTTATCCTTTTATCACAACCCTACATTCACAAAGTGGATGATAGGGAGGTAAACCTACTGCAATATTACCTTGTTTAAGTTGTTTCGTCAACGACTTACACTCATCACAGCAATTCTCTCCAGTATGAATTCTAATTCTTTCCCAATCTTGTTGAAGCCATTGGAAAGTAGAAAGATTCATGATTCTTGCAGTTTCAGTCTCAAAGATAAACTTTCCCCTAAATCTAAGTGGAGAAAGAAGATCTTGTGGAGTAAATCTTCTTAGACGTAATCTCTCTAAAATATCTGTCTGAAGTTTCCCGATAGTTTTCGCTGAATAGTTTTCGGCGAAAAATCTAATTGATGAGATAAAAAGAGGGTCTTTATATTTAGAAGAAACTGACCGAATTAAAGAATTTGTAAAAAGATCAATTGCTTTTCCCATTGAAGATATTACTTTAGATCTCATATCAGGAAAAGCATTCCAACCATCTTGAGCATAGAGATCTTGAAGAACTCTTACTAGATCATCAAAGAGAGGAGTAATAGGATCACTCTCATTTAAATTCCAATCCGAAGAAACTCTGTCTTCTAACATATCTTTAGAAATTTTAGGACCACCCCTATTACCATTCTGATTAGTTGGATTATTCTTTGTCGAAATAGAATTTCCACCAGCAGACTTTATAGGAATTGGAGTTATTAGGGCGATCTCTTTTCCAAACTTATTCCAATAGAGTTCCTTCTCCTCTTCTGGTGTAAGTGGTTCCTCGCCAAGCTTCTTCCTCAATTCTGGATAAGTAATGGAATTCTTAAGAAAAGAATCTATATAGTGATTAAATTCTTGAATCTTTGAATCTTTGTCTATTTCATGAAATTTCCAAGAAACAATATTGTCTCCTTGAAAAAGAGAAGATTTGGGAAAAGAAGACTCTAAAAGAAGCTCGTTAATAAAATATTGAAAGTAGTTGGAAATTACTAACTGATCAAACTGAACAACATCTATAAGATTCTGAGAAAGTTTATTTGCTGTAGATCTAGAAGCAGAGCTTCCCAATCCGACATCAATGGTTGAGATATCAAGACCAGCAAGAATTCTCTCTCTAAAATATTCAAGATAAGGCATTACATCTAAAGCTTGACTTTCAACTCCTAAAACTTTAGCGTCATACCTATGTGGAACCACAAGAGATCCCTCCATGGGAACTCCCTCAATTTTTGTCTGAAATACTTCTAATTCAGTAATTCCGTCAGCATATTCATGAACAGGATCATTATCATTTCCAATTCTCCAAAGAATTATCGGGAAGAGATGTTTATCGATAAGAATATTTACATTTGTCTCAATGATTCGCAGAACTCTGATATCATCTATAAGAGGAACTATTTTTGGTACTCCGAGAGGATAACCAGCCTTCTGATTTAAAACAAAATGTTGAATATCTCTTGGATGATAAACCTTCTCCTCTTCTCCAATAAGTTGTCGCCAAGCAACAATATTCCCAAATCTATCAACTTTGGGTTCTACTGACTCTGGACATAGAGGGAAAACTCCAGCAATCGGCTCTATGGTTGTTCCATTAATCTTTCGAGGAAAACCGCCAGAAGAATCTCTCTTTCGAACCTTTAACCAGTAGGCATTTGCGTGAACTTCCAAATCACGGCAGGTTCGAAGAAGGAGGAGAGGAAATGGAAGACCAGAAGCTCTTGAGATTTGATCCAATCTCATCTTAACATATTTAATTCTTAGATCATTATTTCCAATAAGTTCTCCACCCTCACGAAGAAAAAGAGCAAGTTTCTTACTTACAGCTCGAGCAAAATAGGCTTCAATATCAAAGATTCTTTCAATCTCAACATGATTATAAGCAGGAGTTACCCACTCTGGCTTACTAAAAGAAGCATAGTATGTAAGTCCACGAGAAGTAACTTTCTCTTTATCAAAAGGAACAAGTCTTACGGCATCTTCTATAGACCTACTAACAACTTGTTGAATTGAAGGAATTTGAACGATCTTAATATTTTCAGTAGAAGTTCCTGATTTAAAAAGAACTCCTCTTAGTTTAGACCAAAAACTCATTGATTTCCAAGCTCCTCAATCCATTGACGAACTTTTGCAGCATCTGTATTAGACACTTTTCCAAGACAAGAGTCAACTGGTTTTGAAGCTTGACTAATAGAGGGAACATAGAAACCATCAATAGTTCTATCTTGATCTGAAGAATTATCTCTCTGTCGTACAACAAGATTTCCATCCTCAATAGTCAAAGAAATGTTCTGATCTGGAGAATCAAAATAATCTACAACATCAAGAACTTCCTCTTCTGTCATTGAAGAAGCAGTTGGACCACAAGAAACTCCTCCTTTCTGAACAGCTTTTATTAAGGCCCTTAAAATAGAAATATATTTCAGGAGATCTATTTTCTTCTTATTAAACCCAAGAACTTTATTAAAACTATCTGTCCCGCTATTTAAAATATCCTGAACAATTCTTAATAGATAATCTTTATAAGCAACTATATAATCTGTCCCGGCCTTAATATAATTAGTAAAAACTTCTAGTTCTAGAACGCTTTCTGTTTCATTGAGAAGCTTGTCTGTAAACTCCTCCATCTGTTGTTCTCTCTGCTCAATTTGCTTTTGGGCTGCTTGTTGTCTAGCACTAGAAGCAACATTTTGAGAAGTATTTGGAACAGTATTCGGAGTTACTCTTTCAGCAATTCGGAAAGCAGCACTTTGAGCAGCAGAAGTATTCTGTCTGGTCTGCTCTATTAAATGTCTAATTGATTCTATAACACATTTTATGGGGCCAATTCCTAATTCAACAATTGAGTCAAAGAGTCCTAAGGCACCAGAGAAGATTTCGCCCAGGAGATCTAAGGAGAGAGCAGAAGAGAAAACTTGAGTATCTATTGATATTCCCGTCTCTGTTCGATCTAAAATAAAAGAAATAACAAAGAGAAGTTTTCTAAGGTCCGGAACACATTGTCTCTGAAAAGCATTGCCTAAAAGACAAAAACTTTCTAGAAAAGCATCTCCATCAGAAGTGTTCCTAAATAGATCATCCAATTTATCAAAATTCTTCTTAATTTTATCAATAGAAGCATTAAAATTAGCCGCCATATCCTTAAAAGCATCAAGGTCTGTTTTAAAGATTGTTCTAAAATCACAAGGAATACAATTTTGAAGAAAGTCTTCGTCTTTCTGATTCTTTTTAGCTCCATTCAAAGCGGTAACTAAAGATTCTGGATTTTCTAAAGAAGCATCATCTGTTTCCAAATCATTAACTGGGATATATCTTCCCGAACTTTTTAGTCCTTTAAGAATCCCAACCTGGTTGTCTATTTGTTTTCTAAAAAGAGTAATTCCAGAATTTACTTGAGGTTGGCGAATTACTCCCTTCTCATAGGTAGATATAATTAGATCGAGATCTGCCTTCCTCAAAAGAGCTGGATAAGCCATTAAAATTCACTACTCTCATGTGATTGGTCTAATCGATTATCTCCATCCCTAACTGGTCTCTCATAATCCCGCTTCTTTGAAGAAGCTTGAGTATCGTCTCCTCCCTGGAAAACAATATGATTTATACTTCCAGTCTCTTCTCCAACAAGGGCTTGCATATTGGTACTAGAGTGAATATTCCGACAATCCTTCTTTCCCATAAAATCTTCCTGAATTAAAGGGTAAAGTAGAGCATAGAGAAGTTTTACATCAAAATCTCTAAAGTCTTCTACCAATTGTTCGTAATTATGATCTATTACAGGCATACTAAATCTCTCTTCTCATACGAAGAGTTTCTATATACTGTTGGTAGGTAACGGTATTTGATCCTTTCCCGAAAGTTCGAAACATTGCTTGCCACAATTGACTTCCTTCTTTCTCCTGAGTATTAACCGAAACCAGAGAACATTTTTGATCTATAGTTTTCTTAAGAAGTTCTGCTCTTGCAAGAACTTCATCAATTCGATCCATCAGTACCGGAAAAGTTTTACCCTCAGTTTTAGATTCCTCCTGAAAGGAATTTAAGATTCCACGAATATAATCTGTATCAAGACGCTCTTTCCTGGCCTGTCCTATTTCAGGAAGACCCGAGAGAGATCCTCTATCAATTCCGGTAAGAAAGGAAGAAATGTTATCAACCATTACTACACCACATTCTCTGTATAGGAAATTCTAAGAGAAGTATTACTTCTATTGGTTATTGGAGTTCCGGCTGGAACCTCAACTCTATACCAAAAGGAGTGATAGGTACTTATATCGCCCGCAAGACTATCTCCAATATCAGGAAAAGAGAGATAGGCTCCATAGTCAGTTCCTTCCCATTCAGCTTCAGAAGGTTGAGCTGTTTGCCGAAGAATTTTAATTCCGAAACCATTTAAACCGGAAATCTCATCGTTTCCACTAGTGGAATATGGAATAATACTTATATTAGTATAGTATCTATTAATATCTCCATTCCTTAGGAAAAGATTTAAAACTATCTCCTGACCTAAAATTCCATCATGAGTAGTAATTACTGGAAGAAGAGACGGGTCTGTATCAATGGAATTCCTATATCTAGAAAATGTTCCTTCCCCGATGTTTCTGTAAAGTCCGAGCATTTGGAATAGATCTCCCTATATTTGTTTTTTTTGGTTCAATATCTCTGAAAAACTCTTCAGCAGTACAAAAGTTTGTTTCATTAGTTCTGTTCCCAATTCTATACCCATTTGTTTTTCTTCCAGATCCAACAATAGCTATTGAAGGAAGTTTTCTCTCCTGCTTAATTCCAACTTCAGGAATTTGTATAATGTTAACTTTCATTGGAAAAATTCCAGCTTCATAGAAAGAGGAATATTTTAATCTAAGAGCAACAAGAGCCAAAGCGACGGCATCGAGACGATGATCTCCAACTTTTGATTCCGAAGCCTGATATACAGGTTGTCCTCTTTGAGTTCTGTGATGAATAACATATCCCTGCATTTGACGAGTAAGAAGAATCTCCTCCGCTGGATAACGGAATTCTCCAATTTCTAGCTTTCTTACAAAATGCTCAATCATAAGTTGTTTTGCATAATATTTCTTCTCTTCCCCAGTAGCATGGTTTAAGAGAGGAATAGAAGAACCAGAGTCGAAAGCTTCAACAATATCCTTTAGACGAGCATCAACTATATTCTTTCCAATGTTATTGTAGCCATGAAGTTTTAGAAGATTTACTCCACCCTCACTTCCACCATCATCTGGAAAAATCCAAGTAGGCTCCCAAATTCTATTGAGAGCTACAACTCTTTCGACTCCCGCCAAAGCACTCCAGGCTTTTTTAGGAATATTCTCGGCATAAACTAACCAAGAGATGTGAGGTTCCCTTCTCTCTGTTCCAACTATTGCAATCTCGGTTCCATGCTCTCTATTCCAGTCAATTCCAAAGGTATAGATAAGAGAGTTATTTCTTCTCATTTTCGAGAAGGAGTATTCCATTTGAGATCCTTTAATAAGATCATCTCGAAATACTCCAGATCCAGCAACGGAGAATAGAGCAAGAATCTCATGATCCCATTTCTCCTGATCTCCGGCAAAATCCTTCTTTAGAATAGGTTCAAGCTCCTTTTGAAAATTAGGAACTTCTGTAGTAGGAGAATAGAACTCAACAAATTGTGGAGATTGAGTACAATATTTCTCATATTCATCTCCAGGAAGGTTCGGGGTAGAAGAAATAAGAAGAGAAGTGGTTGGTCTAGTAGCAAGAATAGGACGGATTACATCTATAACTACATTAGAGGAAATAAAAGCTGCTTCGTCCATAATAATCTTATCAGCATCTTGACCACGAGCAGAAACTCCTTTACTTCCAGAGTGTTCTCCGCCAGCAAATCCTACAATCTTATTTCCTCTTTCAGTTCCATCCCTTCCATAGAGCCAAAGCTCTTCAGGAGATCCTCTCTTCTGACGACTAACTACTTCTCGAAGAAGAGGAGAAGCGTCAATAAACTGTTTAAGTTTTTCAAAAACAGAAGAGATGTGGGGCTTATTGGGAGCAACAAAAAGAATCTCTATATTTCTTCTAACTTGATTACTCACAGGATCAAGCATCCCTCCATTAGAGGTGAAAAGAGTCCAAAGAATCTCAATTGTTAGAAGAACTGATTTACCAGAATTATGGACAATAAATCTATTGGCAATGAAATTGTGAGTATTTTCTACTTCTAAATCAAAAGTTTCTTTTTGTCCGGAATATTGAATAGAATCTATTCTTTGAAGTTTCTTATAACCGAAAGCGGTTAGAGAAAAGATACTTATTCCTGGAAGGAGACCTTGATTAATTGAGAGCCAAGTAGGAACTCCTCCCAGTTGAGCTAAGAGAGGATGATTATTAGTACATTCAAGAAATCTTCCATTATTGAAGGAAATCCTATAAACTCCCTGAATTCCATTTTCCCAAAGGGAAAGAATTTGGCTATTCTTTCTTCGAAGAAAAGTATTCTCGATTTCAAAAGATACAACTGTATCTCCAGGAACTATCTCTTGAATAGGTTTCTCTGTATTATCTGCAAGAAGAATTAGAGTTTCTCCGGGAAGACATCTTCTTCCAAATCTTAAAACTCTTCTAGGAGCTCTACAAAGGAGAGGAGCAATTTGAGCTGGTCTTGGAGTCCAAGGTCTTCCGGTGTCTGGACTTCTAAGATATTTCATAG